CAACAGGAACTGAATCAGTAGCTTCTTTATATAACTACGGTACACCACCTAATATAGCTTCTTATAGTGGTTTACAAGCTTGGTGGGAATTAGATGCTTCAGCAACCTTTGATGGTTCAAATTGGAGTATTCCTGACGCATCAAGTAATTCTAACACAGGCACATCTTCAGGGATGACTGCTGCAAACCTTGTGCAATCCGACCTTCTTATATCTGCCCCATATGATAGTTTTAGTTTACAGATGGATGGAGTTGATGAGTACATTGATTGTGGAAATAATTCAAGTTTAAGTTTTTCCAGCGATATGTCTGCTTCTGCTTGGGTGAATACATCGCAAACAACGGTTGGAAATATTTTTAGTAAAACATATTATCGGCTTGAATTTGCTGCTAATGGCATTTTAAGTTGGGCAGTATATGAAACATCATCTTCAAGTACATTTGTATATAGTACAACTGCTATAAATGACGGTAAATGGCATCATATTGTTGTAACACATAAAGCAAACGGAAATCAAAATATTTATGTAGATGGACAACTTGAGGGAACAGCATCCGCCAACACAGGTATTCATACAACAACGCACGATTTTTTTATCGGAAGAAGAAATGCAACACATTCACGAATAATGGACGGGAATTTATCAAACATTGCAGTTTGGAACACAGAATTAACATCGGCACAAGTAACTACTCTCTATAACAAACATAAACCTTTTGACCTTAACACTTTTGCAGTAACACCTGTATCTTGGTGGAGATTAGGAGCAGTAAATTCATCATTTGACGGCACAGATTGGACAGTTTTAGACGAAAATTCTACAAGTGCAAACAATGGAGTTTCAGCTAATATGGAACAAGCAGATTTAACTGACGGTGTAGGAGCCACAGGTTCAGGAACATCTTCGGGAATGTCAAGTGGAACGAACAAGGTGGGAAATAGTCCGTATTCTGAAAATAATGCCGTATCTTACAATCAAAGCGTTTTAGCTATATCAACATCAGTCCCAACATAAATATTAAAATAAAATAAAATGGCAACATACATAGTAATAGAATTAACAGAAACAAGCAAAGTAGATTACTCACAAGTTAATCAAACATCTGCTCAAACAATGCGTAGAAACTTAGCAAACACACAAGGATTGCTTTCATACATTACAGAACCAAGTTTTGTAACAAGTGGAGCATTGCCAATTGTAGGTGATAAAATGAACCACGAAGAGTGTTTAGAATTAATGGCAACATCAGCGTGGAGTTCGCCTGACGAATGAGAGGCGGTTCTAAAATAGAAGCAACTCCTAAAAAAAAGCGTAAAGGCATACACGCTAAAAGTAAAATGAGTAAATTAAAGGGTAGTAAGAACTATTCTAAAAAATATAATGGACAAGGAAAATAATTTAATAATGGAAGACCACTCACTCTTAATGGTTATAACTTCGCTCGTTGGAGCTTTAGGTTTAAAATCTATATGGGATATAATCAAGAAAAAAATGGATATTGCCGCTGCAAAAGAAAAAAGAGTTGACGGTCTATCCTTAAAAGTTATTGAAGAACTTAAAGACAAGATTAGCGAATTAGAATTAAAAATTGATGTGTTAATTACTGAAAACACACAGTTAAGAGTAAAATTAGCGAAAATGGAAGAAAGACTTATATTAAACGCTAAATCAAAAGCCTCAAGAAAGCGTCCAAATAGTGGAAATTAAACTCAAAAGAATAGCAGATAACGGAGACGCTTCAATCAGTCTATTTTATATAGATGATGAATTTCAATGCTTTGTAATAGAAGACGAGCAAAGAACAAAGAAAGTCTATGCTGAGACTCGAATCCCTGAAGGTGTTTATAATATAGACTTAAGAAAAGAGGGTGGTTTTCATAACAGATACTCTAAGAAGTTTAAAGACCATAAAGGAATGTTATGTTTATATAATAAACCAAACTGGACTTTAGAAAATAAAGGTTTAAAATTTCAATATATTTTAATACATATAGGAAATACAGACGAACATACAGCAGGATGTTTATTGTTGAATGATGTTGTAGACGCTAAAAAGTTTACAGGCAGTTATTCAACACAAGCTTATAAAAGAATTTATCCAATTATTGCAAATCATATCGAAGAGTGTGGAGCAATTAAAATAATAGTAGAATGAGCAAATTAAAAAACAGTAAATTAGGGAAGTTATTAGCTGAGAAAGCTCCAAAAGTATTAGATATTGTTGGCGACTTATTACCCGATAAAGGTGTTATGGGAGTAGTTAAGAACTTAATAGACTCAGACCCTGACTTAACACCTGAAGAGAAAGCACAATTACATCAACAAACAGTAGAATTATATAACTTAGAGGTTAAAGATAGAGATTCAGCGAGAAAGAGAGAAGTTGAATTGACTAAAAGTGGTGGTGTTGATTGGATGATGAATGTAACTGGTATTATTGGACTTGGTAGTTTTGTCTTTTTAATTATTGCAATTGTGTTTGTTACAGTTCCCGAACATAATAGCGAGTTGATGATACACACAACGGGAATTGTTGAAGGAATTGTTTTATCTATTGTCGGTTATTACTTTGGCTCTGTTGCTAAAAAGCGCAACTAAACAACGTGAAAAACAAAAAAGAAAGAGGAAGAGGTAGTGCTCGTTATCGTCTTAAAGAAGACGAGGAGGACATACTGTTTAAATACAGACGTATTAAAGAAGAGGCTGAGAGAGAGGGATTAGATGTTGAGTCAATACATAGCGGATGGATTAAGAACAAACACGCTTCTTTATATTTTAAACAACCTAACCCAAAAGAAAAAGACTTTTTTAAATTAACTCAAAATTTAATTGAAGACTTAAAAGAATTTTCTCCTAAATATCCTACTTTAGAAAGGGATAAGTTTAAAGACCCTCATTTATTTTTCTGTTCACCGTCTGACTTGCACATAGGGAAGCTCTGTAAGTCGTTTAATGCTGACCAAGACTATAATTCACAGATTGCAGTAATAAGAACGTTAGAGGGTGTAAAGTCTTTAATTAAAAAGGCTCAAGGCTTTAATATTGATAAAGTAGTCTTATTATTAGCAGGAGATTTACTTCACGTTGATAGCTTTAAAAATACTACAACGAACGACACCGCTCAAGATGTTTCAGGATTGTTTTCAGACAATTTTATGATTGCTAAAAGATTGATGGTTGAAGTAATTGAAACGCTTTTACAGGTCGCAGACGTTCATTGTATGTTTACGCCTGGAAACCACGATATGGTTAGCGGTTGGATGTTAGCTCAAATACTACAAACACACTTTAGACACAACAAAAACACTTCTTTTGACGTTAGTTTAAGGATGCGAAAGTATTACAAATACGGTACTAATGAAAACGCTTCTTTAATTGGTAGCTGTCACGGTGACAAGATTAAATTAGATACTTTGCCTTTAATAATGGCAGACGAGTGCAACGAGTGGAGCAGTTCTAAATTTCGTTATATGTTCACACAACATATACATCATAAAGTACAAAAGCAATTCCCAGGCCTGTGGGTCGAGTCTCTTATGTCACCTTCCGAATCTGACAACTGGCATCATAAAAGCGGCTATCAAAGCTCTAATAATAAAGGAATTGAGGGCTTTCTTATATCTAAAAATTACGGTCAAGTAGCACGTCTGACACATTTATTTTAATTATTTTCTCGAAGTAGCTTAATTTTTTTTTAAAAAAAGTTTATATAAAGCTTGGTTTGTATTATATTTATATATATATTTACAATCATAAACTTAAAACAAACACAATGAAACAAGAATTAAATACTAAAATTAAATTAAAAAATTTCGATGAATTATACGCTTTAAATGCAGCAATTCGATTTGTATCTTCACCAGTAAATGGTTCTCCTCTTTGGAGTCATAATATTCAAGAAGCGTTATTAAAATTCCAACGTAAATTAACACTTATAAAAGAAAAAGAAAACGGAACTTATTGTTTTATATTTAACAAAGAACAAAAAGAAAATTTATCTTTTGCACTTAATGAATGTAAATATTCTATTAATACTTATATGAGTTCACAATGTAGCGAAATATATAATAAACTTTTTAAATAAAAACAACAATGAAAAAACTACTATTACAATCACTAACATTACTCGGAGCTATGTATGTAGCTTATAACTTAATAATATTAATAATTTTAAAATTAGCTTAACTATGGAAAATGATAAAAATATATACGTTCACGAAACACATACTTTATGGAGTGGTGATGGTGAAGTATATTTAGCGTGTGAAAACGGTACAATAGTATTTAATGCTGATTCATTATTTAATGATATACCACACTTAGCAGCATTAGCACTAAAAGAAAGAAAAAAACAAGAAACTGAGATTCTTGAATTATTAACTAAAATAAACAAATAAATGGTAAGAACATTTTATATACCTGAAGACAAAAGAGAAACAATGACAAAATTTGTAGAGAAAGCTGAACAGAACGGAGTAAGCTATTCAAAACTACTTGTCAAATTTATGGAAGATTATATTAATAATAAAAACTAAAACAAATGGAAGCAACACCAACAAGAAGAACTTACAATTTTAAAGACCATCATACAGACGTTAAGGTTTCAATTGACAAAAGAGATGGCAACCCAACTATAATAGAGTTTACAAGCTTTAAAACTAATTATCATTTATTAGTAGAGACAGGAGAGTTTATGGAACTATATAACATTATTAACAAAGTAAAAGAACTGTTATGAGTTGGAATACATATAGCGAATATCTTGAAGAGTGGGAACGATACGAAGCATCAAAAGACCTTTATGAAGAACTTAGATTTTTAGTAGTAAGAGTTAATTTTAACAAAAGACTTTTAGGCTCAAACACTTGGACACCATCAAAAAAAGATATAATAATACACAAAGAACGATTTGAGGAATATCTCGAAATATTTAATGAAATAGATTATAAATTAAAATTAATTAATTATAATTACTTTCCTAAACGACTTAAAACAATAAAACAATCAATAGTTAAAATCAAAAATTATGACACGAAAAGAACAACTAAACAGACTCTTTATAGAGTTTAATTTAAACGAAGAGGACACGTTTAAACATAATCATTATCACATTATAACAAGAAGTGGTATTGACAAAATTCAAGCAGATTCAGGCATTATAATTGAATACACTCTTAAACACTACAACCCCGATACTAAAACCTGTGTTATTAAAGCAATAGGACAACTAAAAGACGTTGTTATTGAAACATTCGGAGAGGCAGCTCCAGACAATAACAGAAACGCTTATCCTGTAGCAATAGCAGAAAAGAGAGCAATGTCGAGAATAGTCTTAAAATTATCAGGACTCTATAGTTTAGGAGTCTTTGGAGAAGACGAGTCTGACGACTTTAAAAAGAAATAATATGAAAGACAATAAAGCAAACACAGAAGAAAACAACAATTTTTTAGAAGAATTATTTAATAAAATAGATTATGAAAGATTTCAAAATAAGATGTTCGGCAATAGGTCAGATAATGACGAACCCACAAAGAAAGACCGACACAATATCAAAAACGACTAAATCATACTGTCAAGACTGGCTAAAAGAGCAAATCTACGGACGTAAAAAAGAGTTTAGCAGTAAATACACCGACAAAGGAAATAAAGTTGAACAAGAGTCTTTAAATTACGTTGCTGAAAACTTAGGTTATGAAGAACTAATTAAAAACGAAAAGAGCTTTGAAAACGACTTTTTAACTGGAACTCCTGACGCAATACTTACAGACCACTTAATTGACGTTAAAAATAGTTGGGATTGTTATAGCTTTCCTTTATTCTTTGACTCAATACCTAACAAAGCTTACTACTATCAAGCACAGGGATATATGGCTCTAACTGGATTTGACAATTATAAGTTAATCTACACACTTATGGACACACCTGAAGAGTTGATTGAGAAAGAATATAAATTTAGTACTGCTGACAATTATGAGCTGTTTAGTCAACATTATAAGTATAGTAGTTTTGACAGTAACTTAAGAATTAAAGTGTTTGATATTAAAAGAGATGACGCAGTTATAGAAAGCATTTATAAAAGAGTTATAGATTGCAGAATGTACATAAAATTTCAATTAAATAAATAAATTATGGAAGACGAAGAAAAAGATTTTTTTGACTTAATAGACGAGGAGTATGAAGAACTCGTTTACGATAGATTAAATAACGGATATTATAAAAACAAATAAAAACAAATAAAAATGAAGAAAGAAGAAACAATCTACTGCGGAAGTGGTAAAGCAATGAACGACAAGTGGTTAAAAGTAACAATTAACCCTGCTAAAATTAAAGACTACATTCAGGAGTTTAACGGTAATAAGTTTATTAAATTAAATATAAACGTAAAAGACGAAACTGACCAATACGGGAAAAACGTTGCTGTCTCTGTTGACACTTGGAAGCCTGACACAGAGCAAAAAGGACAGCCTGTTAAGCAAGAATCTGACTCTTGGGAGTCTTCAAACGATTTACCCTTTTAAGTTAAAACAGATAATAGATGAGTTTAATAAAAAAGAATTCGATATCGTTTTCAAGTCTTGTACAAGAATTACTAATTGAGGGATATACAATTCCTGAATTAGCAGAACAATGGAACTTAAATTCTGTTTATTTATGTCAATTGTATAAGCCTGTAAAAGTAAATCAAATACCAAATTACAAAAGAGAAGCATATTATGACGAGGAGTGGGACTACGGTTCTACTCCGACTTATAAATGGGAAGACATAAGCAAAGAAGAAAAGTCTTTTTATTACGATAACTTAAAAGCTAATAATTAATGGAGTTTAATAGTGATTTTAAATACGACTTAAAACTTGGAAATAAAGGAGAAAATTTACTTTCAAAAATACTTGAATTAAAAGGAAATACTATTGAAGTTAAAACAGACAGAGACGCTATTAAAAACAAATGTACTGGTAATCTTTTTGTTGAATATATGTCGAGAGGTAAACTAAGTGGCATAAGTACAACACAAGCGAAATGGTGGGCGTTTGTTATAAGCAATGAACAAATTATTTTAATTGAAACTGATAAGTTAAAAAAACTTTGTAAATTGAAAACCCTCAAAAAAGTCGCAGGAGGCGACAACAATACAAGCAAAGGTATATTATTGCCTTTAAAATACTTAATCAAATAAACTAAAACAAACAACAATGACAGACTTACCTTGGTTTAAATTTAACCCTAATCAATGGCTCACAGGAACAATAAGCTTTCTTAGTTTAGAACAACAAGGAGCGTTTATGAAAGTAGTATGTTACTACTGGAGCAAAGAGTGTAAAGTTCCTTTAGAACAATATAAAAGAATAATTCCAGACGATTATAAAAACCTTTTAGACGTTGGAATAGTAAAACAAAAAGGTAAAAAAATTGTTATAGATTGGTTAGATAATCAATTTAAAGAGCGAAAAGAATCTCACTCTAAAAGAGTAGAGTCAGGAAGAAAAGGTGGTAAGCATAGCTTAAGCAATGCTCAAGCATTAAGAAAAGAAAAGAACAGAAAAGATAATTACGAAAACGACAACGTCTTAAAAGTATCTGAAGAGGTTAAAAAACTTCTCAATAAATGATAGTAGAAGACGACAACGCACTAAAATATTTATACGACTATAAAGACGGTAAGATTAAGCAAGGTCTTAAGATTGATTGTAAACTGGATGAACACTTAGTTTTAAAACGTGGAGAGTTTAACCTTTGCTTAGGGCTTGATAATGTTGGGAAGACGTTCTGGTTATTATGGTATTTTACAACACTTGCTAAAAAACATAAATTAAAGTTTATTATTTGGTCAGGTGAAAATAGGTCTTCACAATTAAAAAGAGACATCATTGAAATGTGGTCAGGCACTAAATTAAAAGACTTAACGAAGTTTGAAATATTAAAATACAATAAAGAAATAAGTAAGCATTTTAAGTTTATTAATAATAGAAAACTTTACAGTCCTATTGATTTGTTTAACATCTTTGCAAACTCTGACGCTGATGTGTGTGCAGTCGACCCATATACAGGATTAAATCACGACAGACGAGTTAATCAGTTTGATAGGAATTACAATTTCTGTAATAGTGCAAGAGAGTTCTGCAATAAGACAGGGAAGACTTTATTTGTTAGCATACACCCTATGACAGAAGCAGCGAGAAGAGTCTACCCTCCAGACCACTTACTTAACGGACACATACAAAATCCTCGTAAAGCTGACTGCGAGGGAGGCCAGACGTTTCCCAATCGCGTAGATAGTCTATTCGTACTCCACCGTTATATATCTCATAAAGAACTTTGGCCTTATACAGAAGTTCACGTTATGAAAATTAAAGACCGAGAATCAGGAGGAAGCTGTACAATGTTAGGAGAGCCTTTAAGATTTGATTTCAACAACGGTTTAGGCTTTACAATAGGAGGTATAAACCCACTAAAAAACACAGAGAATTATGGATGAGTTAGAATTATTACTTAGAAAGAACAAATTACATATCTTAATTATAAGAGCGATGCACAACATTGATAAGGGTAAACCAAAGAAAACTGAATTAGAAGCCTTAGACACGCTTAAAATAACAATGGAAACACTTCACGAATTAGCTGAAAGCAATAGAAACAAATTAAAAGAGATTAGAAAGTTAAGACTTAATAATGCAGTACAGACAAAAGACATAATTGAACTTAAGCTAAAAATTAGTAAATTAGAAGCAATAAACAATTTTTAAATTATGAATTATATATACTGCCTTTTATTTGTATCTCACTTTGTAGCAATACTTACAGGAATGTTTTTACTAAGATTAATCGATATATATTTTAACGATGAAGAAAAGAACTCTTAACGAATACAGACAAGTTAAAGACGCTGTTTACACTCATATTTACGAGGATGAGTTAAAGACAAATAAAATACTTAGTTATATATTAAAAAAGTATTGTGAGAAATACCCAAACGACAAAGACTTAGGACAACAAATAAGAAAACTAATATGAGCATTAAAGATAAATACTCTGTAAAATCAATAGATTCTTATTTATGTAAAGATTGGTTATTAAATAAACACTATGCTAAAAGAATACCAAGTATTAGCTATTCCTTTGGGTTGTTTGATAAAAATTTAATTGGGATTTGTACTTTTGGAAGTCCACCTTCAAGGTCTTTGTGTGTTGGTGTATGTGGCGAAAAAAACGCACATAAAGTTTATGAATTAAACAGATTGTGTGTTAATGATAATTTAAAAAAAAATGTGTTAAGTTTTTTTGTTAGTAGTTGTTTAAATTTATTAAAAAAAGATTTAATTATCGTAAGCTATGCTGACACATCCGTATGTCATAATGGTTATATCTATCAAGCAACAAATTGGATTTATACTGGTTTATCAGCAAAAAGAACTGAACGATATGATATAAACAACCCTAATAAACACAGTAAATCTGTTACTGAAAAAAAAGGTGTAGATTATAAAAATTTAGCTATAAGAGAAAGACCTCAAAAACATAGATACATTTATTTTACTGGAAGTAAAAAACAAAAAAGAAAATTAAAAAAACAATTAAATTATAAAATACAAGCATATCCAAAAGGAGAAAACAAGAGATATGACGCAAGTTATAAACCAATAATACAAACACAACTATTTTAAATATGAATGCTAATAAAAAAGGAAAAAGATTCGAGCTAAAAATAGCAAACGAATTAGCAAAAGAATTTAACTGTAAAATTAAAAGGACTCCGCTATCTGGCGGTATGGATTTTAAAGGAGACATTTTGTGCATTGACGATAACTCTATTATGTCAGAGTTTTCGTGGGAGTGTAAGAATCAAGAGAAGCTAAATATATGGAAGGCTCTCGCTCAATCTCGTAATGACGCACCAAGAGGGACTATTCCTTTAGTTTGCTTTACGAAAAATTTTGAGTCTGAATATGTTGCTATTGAGTTCAACGACTTTGTTAATATTGTTAAAGAATTAGAAGAGTTAAGAAATGAAAGAAACACTAAATAAAATTGCTAATATTATAGACGACTATAATACGACTGACATCTTTGACGGTCAGACGCTAAACAACCAATTGAAGCAACTAACGTCTATGTTGTACCACGTTGAGACCATAAGAACAAAAGCACACGAAGACTTTGAGTCTGTTATTCACAGTAAAGTAAAAGAGGGTTTTAGCGTAGCAAGGGCAACAAACGAAGCAAACGTTGCTGTTCCTGAGATGTACAGACTAAGACGTTTATTAGAATCTGGCTATCGTGTAGCTGACTCAATGCGAACTAATATAAGTTTTTTAAAGTCAGAAATGTATAATGTACAAAAAGATTATTAATTTTATAAAATGAATGACAAGCTAATTAAGAAAATAGAAAATTTTATTTTGTTTATTGGTAGAGAGTACCGAGTTGTTCAAATAGAAGATTTTAAACAGGATATAATTCTACTCTTATTAGAAAAGGGTGAAGAGTTTATAATACAATTAGAAGACGAGAACAGTCTTAAGAAGTATATCTATAAGTTGTGTCTGTTTCAAATAATAAATAAAAGAGGACAGTATCAACGTAAGTATTATATCCCGTCACACTTTCAAGACTTAAAAGATATTGAAACCTATTCAAATACTTGCTTTAAAGATGAGGTCTTAATTGAATTAGTCGACTCACTATCGGGATTAGATAAGATACTTATCGAGCAGTTATTAATATGCAGAGGGATTAAGTCTTGTCTGTCTGAGAAAAGTAAGATATCAAACTCAACTATTAATTTTAAAATAGATGAGTTATCAAAAAGAATAAAACAAAAATGGCAATTAAACGAATTTTATGGTTGAGATAATTTTAATAATAACATTAACAACAACTTGGACTGATTACGCTCGTCCAATGCTATATATATTAGACTACAAACCTTTTAACTGTAGTTTCTGTCTAACGTTCTGGATATCGATAATAGTTTTTTTTATAACTTTTAATCCGATAGTATTGTCCAGTCCGTTAATTTTACGTATAATAGAAAGACGATTATTATGAACGCTAAACAAGTAATTAAAATATATAAGTTAACAAGTGCTTTTCCTTCAACTATAGGAATAGACTTTTTAAAGAGTGAGTTAGAACCAATATTAAAAGAAATTAATCCAGAGATGCGAATTAGTTGGGCTTGTAATAGTTGTGTTAAAAATCAAATGTCACAACTTTACGGTTGGATGTTAAGACAAGAAGAAACAGAAAAAAAAGTAGTAAAAAAGAAAACAGTTAAAAAGAATGTCAGAAAACAAACTCGAAAGAAAAGGGAAAGTTAGCTACGGGTATTTTATAGACGATGAAGGTCTATTTTATTACTCAGAAATGAACGGAGAGATATACGAAATGTTTGACATAAACGGAGTCTCTTCAATGACATTAAACGACAACTACGATTTTAATATTTTAGAACTATCATATATATACGATTTAAATGAACTGGATAGAGAAGACGAACTATAAATTAGAAATGATGAAACGAAGACTTACATATAACGGAAAACAAGTCTATATTAAAAAACTAAAAAGCAAATATGCTATAGTATCCCACCACAAAGAGGGAAACATAAAACAGTTTAAAGTTAATATAAAAGATTTGGCAGACATATGAAGCTAACAGAAAAGGAAATAAGAGAGCAAAAGAAAGAACACGGAGCAGAAGTAGTTAATTACTTTGTGCGCTTTATGGAAGCGAGAGAAAATTGGAAAGCATTACCTGAATATTTTATTAAACAAGTTATAGAGAATAGTGACGATATTAGAACTAATAAAAATACTGGAGAAAGAATTACTCGAAAAGTCAAACGGAAAGTTTTGCACCAGTTGGCAAATAGAAAGACTAAAGATAGCACACGAAAGAAAGACGATGCCTAAATGGGTTAGAGATTTAATTAAGAAGTATGATAAATAATATATTAGACTATCGTGTTATAAATGGAACTCCAACGATATTAAGAGAGGGAAATATTAAAGACTTTCTTTACGTTGACTCATTAAGAAAAAAAGAGGGAAAAGCACTTGGTTTTATACCTAAGTCTGTTTATGAAAGTATTTTACTTAAAAAAAAGGTAGCTAATAGAAATAGGTTTTTATATAGTCAAATTATACTTACAGTAGATAACGGTGAAAATACTGGTTTTTGTTATTTCACATACGCTGGACAAGATTTACACATTCAACAAATAGCTATTCAAAATGATGCAAGAAGATTACATAGGGCTTTAATGTTGTTAGATTATGTTGAAAAAATAGCAAAACAAAAAGGTAAAACAGCTATAACTTGTAGGGTAGCAATTGACTTAGAATCTAATAAATTTTGGTCTGCCTGTGGTTATAATATACAAGCCACAACAATAAGTACTTTTTTAAATAGAAAAGAAAGCAAAAGTAAAAGACCACTACATTATTATATAAAATATATAAATTCATTATTTAATGTCTAAAAAGCTAACACCTAAACAGAGAAAATTTGCTGAAGAGTATGTTAACACAGGCAACGCTTCAGAGGCTTACAGACGGGCTTATGATGTTAGTAAAACAACGTCTAATGATGTTATAAAAGTAAAGGCAAGTGAACTTCTTAAAAATGGTAACATATCGGTAACAGTCAAGGAGTTACAAATACAACAGGCTAACAAGTACGAAATAACACGCAAGGAAGTAGCTGAGGGCTATTTTAAGATGATTAAATCGTGGGAGTATCTTATGGACTTAGCCTCAAAAGAAAACCTCACTAAGGAGCAGAAATCAAAGTTCTATTTATTAAAGGAAATGGTTAAGGGTTCTGACTATCGAGGTGCTTACGATTCTATTGCAAAGATGTTCGGACTCAACGCACCAGACAAACAAGAAATAGAACAGACTGTTCACAATATCAACATCAACATAAAGCGTGGAAGCGACTGAAATCTTTGAACGCAATTACGATAGCGAATCTAAAATCGTAGTTAATCGAGGAGGTACTCGTAGCTCTAAGACTTGGTCTTTAAATCAACTGTGTGCTTTATGGTTAATAAGTGGTAATTATGGAGACGGTCAATATTGTTATGAGGGTGTGTGGACTACAGTACGTAAATACCGTACGAACTTAGACGGAACAGTTGTCAGAGACTTTGAGGATATATTGAAAGCTGAGGGTTGGTATAATCTTGTTAATCATAATAAGACTAAGAAACAATATAGAGTTGGTAAACGTCTTGTTGAGTTTATAGGAGCAGATGACGAACAGAAGCTGAGAGGAGCTAAAAGAAATATCTTATATTGTAACGAAGCAAACGAATTAGAATACAAACAGGAGTTCTTCCAGTTGTTAATGAGGACAGAGAATAAAATCTTTATTGACTTCAACCCTGACGATGAGCAAGTATGGATTAATCAGGAGATTGAAATTAAACGTTCTAATGAAGTCGGAGATGTTGAGGTAATAGTATCTAACTATAAAAACAACTCATTCTTACCTAAGTCATTAATTAAAGAAATAGAATATCTAAAGCAAACAGATAAAGAGTTCTGGAAGATATACGGTCTTGGAGAGTATGGAAATATTAGTGGGTTAATATATGAGAATGTTAAATACGTTGACAGGATGCCTGACGCAAAACTGGTAGCGTATGGATTAGACTTCGGTTATAGCTTAGACCCTGCGGCTTGTTTAGCTGTTTACAAAAGAGATAAAGATTTGTATTTAAAAGAGATAATTTACGAGAAAGGTTTAACCAATCAAGACCTTGCTGAACGTCTTAAACCTATTGTCAATCGTGATGAGGTTATTTGTGATAGTGCTGAACCTAAGTCAATAGAGGAGTTGTATAGATTAGGCATAAACGCAAAGCCTGCTGTCAAAGGTAGAGATTCAATACTAAACGGAATAGACATACTTAAACGTTACAATATAAACGTTGTTAATAGTAGTAATTTAAAAAGAGAGTTCAGGACTTATAAATGGGCGACAGACAAAAACGGTAACAGTTTACAAAAGCCAATCGGCTTAGACCACTTAATGGATGCTTTGCGATACGTTGCATTGATACATTTAAAAGAACATAATAGAGGTTGGTATTCAATTAGATAAATTAATTTACAGAGGTAGAATAAAATAATTTAAAAAAAAGTGTAAAATGTTTTGCTATTTATAAATATATTTATACCTTTACATTATAATTAACTAAAACATTAAAACAAACATTATGAAAAATATTCAAAAATTAAACTGGATTTTAGAAGAAGAAAAAGAATCTTTAAATAACTTATTACAAAGAATTCAGGATGGTGATTTAACCAGAAGAGCAATTGAAGATAGGATTAGAGAGCATATTAAGAAAAATGAATTAGCTCAAAAATTTGCTGAAAACTTATAATACACAACAATAATAAAAAGAAAGAGCCACCGTAAAAAGTGGCTTTTTTTTTGCAAAAAAATATTTTGTCATTAGTGACTAAATTAAACACTTTTAAGCTCTCAACAGATAGAGCAATGCTAAAGCAATACTTAAGCAATGCTTAACCAATGCTCGAGCATTAAGAAGAGATAAGATAAGATAAGAAAAGAAGAGATAAAAAAAAATAAAAAAAAACTTAAAAAAGTTTTGTAGTTTATAAATATATTTATATATTAGCATTGTAATTAATTAAAACAAACACAATGAAAAGATTTAGTAAAAGTAAAACTTATTTAGATAAAGATAATAATAGATATTCGTATGATGGTAAATATAGGGGTTATTGGCATTTTTATAAATTTGAAGAAACATCCTCATCTTTTAAAACTTATTCTGAAACACAAGTTTTAGATTTACAATTAAAAGAAAAATAAAAAGAAAGAGCTACTTTAACGAGTAGCTTTTTTTTGTATCTTTGTTTTGAATGTTTTAGTCAATGAATTAGGGAAGGTCGGCAAAAGAGCGTCTTCCCTTTTTTTTTGTCTTTATTGTAAATATTAAAAAATTTGTTATATATAGTATTATGGAGATTACACTACCAACATCCTGGAACGATATAACGTTGCAAAAGTATATTAATTTAAGACCTGTAATAAACACCGAAATGAGTGAGATAGAGAGAGTCATTAATATTCTTTGTGTGTTAACAGGTGAAAAGAAAGAAGTAATTAAGAACATAAGTTTAGAACAGTATCATAAGATAAAAAAGAAATTAGCTTTTCTAAATACTGAACTACCTGAAACATTAGTTAACAAAAGATTTAAGATAGGTTCTCATTGGTATGAATTTAAGTTAAACGCTAATAAACTTTTATTTGGTGAGTACATTAACAATATGGAAATATTGCAAGACGCTCAAGATAATCAAGAAGTAATATTCAACAACCTTCATAAAATACTAACTACGATATGCCGACCAATTGAGAAGAAGCGGTTTAGATGGAGAGACGTTGAAGTTACAGGAGAAGTCGTCAGGCAGACAGCGGACAACTTCTTAGAGAATATGCCTATATCTATAGCCTATCCAATCGGTGTTTTTTTTTACAATCACTTACCGAACTTAACAGCAGATATAAAAACCTCTTTGATGGAGAAAGTGGAGAAGATAATGAAAGAGTCAAAAGCGGAACTGGATTCGCTGAGCGTTGGGGATGGTGGTCAACATTAGACAATCTTACAAATAGTCGGATTGACAAGTGGGATGAGATACTCGCTTGGGAAGTAATTAAAGCTTTAAATATAGTAGCTTACTATAGTGATAAACAAAAGATGGAAAGACAAGTACATAACGACTCAATGCAAAAACTAAAACGTAGATAATGAGTGAGAGTCCTTTCGATATAAATTCTTTTGACGTTTCTCAATTAGAGGAGGTTGTTATTGACAATCCTACAACAATGGGAGAAGTGATGAGCAACATAGCCGCTGAAATGGTTTACTGTTTAAAAGCAACTATTGACGAGAAAGGTGTTATATATAAGGGAAACTTAAAAGACTCTGTTAGGATGCCTATTGAGATGTTTGGGCAGAAGATGACAGCTACACTTTATATGGCTGATTATTACGACTATATTAATCAAGGTGTTAAGGGAATAGGTGGAACTCGAAAGAGTGGAACGAGAGAGAATGAACCATGGGAAATTAAAGCTCCAAACTCTCCTTATAGTTTTAAGAAAGGTCCTAAAGTAAGCCACATAAGAGAATGGTCTAAAAGTAAAGGATTAAACGAGTACGCAGTTAGAGCGTCAATAGCTCATAAAGGAATTAAACCTCGTTATTTCTTTGACGACTGTATGAAAGAAACGTTTACAGGCGAAGCGTTTAGCAAGTTTAAAAAAGACATTAGAATTGTTACTACTAAGAAAGTAACTAAAGGAATGAAAAAGATATTTAAAAAATGAGTATAACAGTAAGCAACTTACCGCAAAATTATAGAACCGTTTACAATCCTGTTGAGATTGTTGTCAAAGAGTCTGACGCAACAACGAGAGGATATGAAGGGTTTCAATATATTATTGATATATACGAAACGACAGGCGTTGTTTTATTATCGAGATTAAAAACTCCTGTACGTTCTGACGGATTCGGAAGAGTCAATATGAATGGAGTAATGGAGTCTTATGTTCAAAACGTATTAAGCGAAATAAATCAAACTAATCAGGAGGCTATGTTTGATAATTCAGAAGGTGCTAACTATTACGATGACGCTTCTTGGAGACAATTTAAAATTAGATTTGGTTGGGAACATTATAACGGTGGAACACTAACACAGTCTTTAAATCAAACTGTTGCTTTTCCGAGTCCTTTAGAAGAGGCTAACTTTTACGACTTTATTGTTTTCAATAGTGCTTTACCTAACTACAGAGGTAACGTTTTAAACTTCTATGACTGGCAGGTTACAGACAAATTTAAAGATTATGTTGTCGGCTCAGGTGCGAGTCGTTCAGACTGGTTAACTAATCAACCAAATCAATTGTTAGCTAATAAAACTGGAAACGTTAAAGTCGAAATAACAGACGAGGGTTATCTATCTTTTTTATACGACCACGCTAACTATCCAATTGATAGAGTTATTATTGACGAGTACGATAGCGCAGGAGCTGTATTGTCAACGTCAGAGTTAAGAAAGCCGACAGGAGTCACAGAGCATCACGTTAGTGTTGCTTGTTCACCTCAAACGCTTAACAACGTAGCAGCGGCAGAGTTCTTGTCAGGTAGTCAGCCTGTAATATCAACAACAGCAACTTCTTATAGTGTAGCACTATATAACTCAACTACAATAAAGACTAAGAAAATGTTTTTTAATATTGAGTCTGAATGTAGATATGAGACAAGAAGATTAGAGTTTTTAAATTCGTTAGGTGGCTTTGATGGTTTTGACTTTACTAAAGTAAGCAAACGAAGCGAAGAGATTGAGAGAAAGTTTTTTAAACAGAACCCTGAAAACTTGTCGTCTGTTGGTGTTATTAATTACTCAATAAGTGATAGACAGAAAGTACAATACTATACAACGTCTAAGCCTAAAATGAAACTAACATCTGACTGGGTTGACGCTGATACCTTTAACTGGTTGTTAGAGTTGATTGAGTCGCCTGAGATATACTTACACGAAAACAATCAAAGGATTCCTATTAAGAATATAGAGGGCAATTGGGAAGAGAAAAGAAGTAAAGTAGATAAGTTATTTAATTTAGAAATCAGCTTAGAGTTTGGAGTTGATAATTACAGACAAAGATATTAAAATGGAAAACAAAGAAACTGAATTTGAAAAGATGCTTAGAGAATTGGAGAAGATGCCAGTTCCCGAACGTACTTGCAACATAGATGACGACAATTGTGAAAGCTGTTCAGGATGATAAAAGAAGAGTTATATATTGACGGTAAAACAATTGAGTTAATAGAGTCTTTAAACCCTAACTTAACTTTTAATATTGCTGACATTGCAAAGCCTGACACAAGAAAAGCAGACTTTTCTAAGACGATAACAATACCAGGTTCTAAGAAGATTAATAAAATCTTTGAACATATATTTGATATTAACACGTCTTTACAGACTTTCAATCCTAACTTAAAGACAGACGTTGTTTACTTAGTAGACGGAGAGGTTCAAATTGACGGATATTTACAACTAAAAAAAGTTAACAATACTGACGGTTTAATTTCTTATGAGTGTGTTATTATAGGACGCTTAGGAAACTTTGTCAACGCTTTAGGCGACAAGGAACTTGACGACGCTTCAATGAATTGGAGTACGTTAAATCACGACTGGACACAAGCCAATCAAATAGCTTCTTGGTCTGCTTCGTCTGGTTATGTCTATCCTATGATTGATTATGCTACAGGTGTTAATCTTTACGACTGGGGGGTTACTGAATTGTTTCCTGCTGCTTTTGCAAAAGACTACATTGATAAAATGTTTGCAGCTGCAGGATATACTTACACCTCAACATTCTTAACGTCAGACCCTTTTAACAAATTAATAATTCCTTTTAATGCAAAAGACTTTAAGTTTACAACATCTGAAATAAGCACACGAACTTTCTCAGCAACAACAGCACAATATCAGGCAACAAGTGCAACGAGTCAAAACTTAAATCTAAACGCAGGAGCAAGTTTTAATGGTGATTTAACTCACGATACTTATTCAATTAAGATGACTGTTGAGAGTGACCCTAATGCTGTTTATAACACATCTTTAGGCAAATACACTTGTAATAAAAAAGGAACTTACAATTTACAGTTCGAGATTGATTTAACAGGAACGTTTACACCTTTAGATTATTCAGGAGGTGCGCCAACTGTTAACGTTAAAGCGGTTGCTGCAATATTTGGAAGACTTGAAATGATAAGACGAAATTCATCAGGTACATTAACAGGCGGTTATACTTATATTGATTTATTAGGAAATACTGTTGAAACTGGAGTTTTATCTAATAAAGAGTTTTTAATAAATTATGATGAGATTAGTATTCCGTCAGGAACAGCAAGTATAACAACTTCAGGAGCTACTTATCCTGACAACTCTTATTTAGAAGATTATCAAGACATTGAATATACAAATTTTACTTATGCAAATGGTCCATCAATTAAATACAGTCAGACTAATCCTGCAAGTGGTTCTTATCCAAGAGCTGAGGCAGTTCAACCTAACAAATATTGGCTTGTTGTTAACAATGTTGAGTTAGATGTCAATGACACTATAGAGACTAATTTAGTAAGTGAATTATATAACGAATATTTTCAGCTCAAAGAGTATAGCAATTTAATAGCAGGTGGAGCAAGTGTAAGACCTACAAATCCTTTATTTTTTAAACATCCTTCAGCTTCGGGAACTGCTGATTTATTTACTGGAACAATTGCTTTAAATGTTGCAAATGGTGTATTTAAAAATCAGGTTGCTAATAATAACTACATTGAGGGAGATACTATTGACTTTAACAATGTTATTCCTAAGAAGATAAAACAAAAGGACTTCTTTATGTCTATTGTAAAGATGTTTAATTTATATATTCAACCTGACGAAAACAACGATAAAAATTTATTGATAGAACCGAGAGAGGACTTTTATAATAATACTATTGTAGATTGGTCTGAGAAGTTAGACAACTCTAAGGTTATCGAGTCTTTGCCTATGGCGGCAATTGACTCAAAAGAATACTTATACAAATACAAAGACGATAAAGACTACTATAACGATTTATATACAGCTACTTGGAATGAGAGCTACGGTCAAAGAAAGCACGAAATTAATAATGAATTTTTAAAGAGTACAAACAAGACCGAAGTTATATTCTCACCTACTCCTTTAGTTGGTCAATTAGACCAGGATAGAATTATACCGTCAATAAAGAAATATGACGAAAATAACGGACAAGCAAAAACAGAGTCAAATATTAGAATATTATATTACGGAGGATTAAAAAACTCTAACTCTATTTGGGAACATAGAAGCACTTTAGTAGCGTCAACTTATAACACAACTTATCCTTATGCAGGTCACTTTAACGACCCTTATACTCCGACAATAGATATAAATTTCGCATTAACAAAAGAGGTTTATTATGACGATACTTTTCACGCTATAACGTTTACAAATAATAACTTATTTAATAAATATTATTCTAAGTTTATTGAAGAGATAACAGACGTAAATAGTAAAGTAGTAAACGCTTATTTCTATTTAACACCTGGCGACATAAAAACACTTTCATTTAAAAAACAATATTATTTTAATGGTTCTTATTTTAGACTTAATAAAATAGAGAATTACAATCCGTCAAATCCTGTGACTAAGTGCGAGTTTTTAAAGATTAAATTAGCGACTGTATTCACACCAACAACAGCAGTAATAAACGGAGGTGTTAGTTTATTAGTAGGAGAAGATACACCACTCTATCAAAGTGGAATGATACAACACTCAAATAATAATATTATAAACTCTCAAAACGTAAGAGCATTAGGTTCTAATAATTACGTTGACGCTTCAGCCTCTAACGTTAGTATTATAGGCTCTAATAATTACGTTACAGCAGGGAGTCAAAATGTAACAATTAATGGGAACAACAATCTCGTTTCAGGAGCTACAAATGTAAGTTTAATAAATACAGACAACACAGAGGTTTTAAATAGTAATATATCCTACATAAATAACGAGATACAAGGAACGGGAACAATAAGAACGGTTAACATAAACTCGAAAGTTTTGGAAAGTGTTCAAACATATTTAATTGATACTTCAGGCGGAAACGTTACAATGACATTTCCAACAACTGCGACTTATGGTAAAAAATGGATATTTAAAAAACTACAATCAGCTAATCAGGCAATAATAAGCGCACCAACAAACTTAATTGACGGAGCGACAACTTACACTTTGACATCAGCATACGATACAGTTGAATTACAATGGAATGGTGACACCTTTAACATTATAAGCACTAAATAAAAATGGCAGAAAAGATAGCATTAGAATTAGACGTACAAACAGGTAAAGCTGTTAGTAATTTAGGTGATTTAGAAAAAGCAACTAAACAACTAAATAAAACTATAGATAAGTCTGAAAAAGAAACACAGACTTTACAGCAACAGTTTGACTCTTTAAATAAAGAAATAGAGGAAGCTCCCGTAAATATACGGGCAATGAATAAGCAAATTCAACAGTATCAAGCAATAGCCTTAGAAGCAGGAAGGACTTCACCTTTAGGAAAAGATGCAATTAGAAAAGCAGCTGCCTTAAAAGATAGATACATCGATATTCAAAACGAAGTTAATAGACTTGCAAATGACGGAGTTAAACTTCAGGCGGCTTTAGATATTGGAACAACTGTCGTAGCAGGGTTTACAGCTTTTCAGGGTGTTATGGCTTTGAGTGGTGTTGAGAGTGAAGAGTTAAGAGAAACAATGGTTAAGTTACAAGGCGCTCAGTCTGTCTTAATGGGTGTTGAAACGTTAAGAAAGAATTTAGAGAAAGAAAGTACTATTATTCTCGTTGCTAAAAACACAGCAGAAAAAGCAAACCTTGCACTTGTAAAAGCAACTACAATAGCAAACAAAGCCTTAGGACTTTCGACAGACGCTACAACAAAGTCGTTTAAATTAATGAGAGGAGCTTTAATAGCTACGGGAATAGGTGCTATTATTGTGTTGATAGGAACTTTAATTGCTAACTGGGATAAGGTCACTAAGGCTTTAAGTAGTACAACAGCAGCACAAGAAGCATATAACGAAGCGTCAGCAAAAGCAATTGACAGCATTGGAAAAGAGTTAGACGCTGCTGACAAATTACAAAAAGTTTTAAAAGACGATACAAAAACGAGAGAGGAAAAAGTTCAAGCGGTTAAAGATTTACAAGAAGAGTACCCTGGATTATTAGACAACGTTGATGCTGAGAAAGACGGATTAATTGCAGTTAGTGAACAACTAACTAAAAACATTGAATTAATAATGATTAAGGCGCAATTAGAAGCGTTGGCAGAATTAAGACAGGAGAAAACAAAAGAGAATTTAAAATTAGAATTAGAAGCTCAAACTGGAGTTAATGTTGGTATAATGGACCATATTGCAACTTTACAACTTAGTATGACTGCTCAAGAAATGGCTGACGCAAAAACCGCCAATAGTGTTGAAGAAAATAAAAAGTTTATTGATAGTATTGATGATATGGTTGAAGCCTTAGAGGCTAAAAAGAAAGCATCACTTGAAGGAGGGTCAAGTGACGCAGAAGAGGCTAAAAAAGAAGCAGATAGATTAAAAGAATTAGAAAAGCAAAAAAAGGAAGCAACTAAAAAAGAAGCAAAAAGACTTAAAGAAATAGCAGCAGAGGAGAAAAAAGCAGCAGCCGAAAAAGCAAAAATGCAAAAACTTGCAGACGACTTAATGCTTACAGCGAGAAAAGAGATAAACAAAAGAAGAGTAATAGAGGAAATAGAAACAAATAATAAATTAAAAGAGGAAGAAAAATCTACACTTGAAACATTATCGGGATTTTATAAAGCTTATTACGATAAACAAAGAGAAGACGCAAAAAAAGAGTTAGAGAGACAAATAGCTTTAGAAGATGCAAAGTTGAGTTTGGCTGCTGACGGAGTAGGTGCTTTAATTAACTTAACAACAGCGTTTGCAAAAGATAACGAGAAGAGTCAAAAGAGAGCCTTTGAAATAAATAAAAGATTACAAATTGCACAGGCAATTATTCAAACTTATCAAGGTGCAAATGCTATCTTTGCTGCTCGTGCTGCAAGTCCAGAAACTATATTATTTCCCGCAGCTCCTTTTATAGCGGCAGGGATTGCAGTTGCTAACGGATTAGCAAACGTTGCTACAATAAGTAAACAACAGTTTCAGAGCGGAAATCCTGGAGGTGGTGGAAATCAAGCTCCTGACTTTTCGGGTGGTGCAGGTAGTGCGCCTCAATTGTCGCCAGTTACAAATACGAGTACAATAGTACCACAAGAACCGACTCAAGTTTTCGTGACTGAGACGGATATTACTAACACACAAAATCAAGTGAATGTCATACAAGGACAAGCAACACTTAGTTAAAATTTATATTATGGAAAAAAGCGAATTATTAGAATTAATTATTGACGAGGAAGATGAGTCAGGAGTTGACTATATAGCATTGGTTGACAGTCCTGCAATTGAGTCAAATTGGATGGCATTTCAAAAACATCAGTTTGAAGAAACGTTTAACGACTATCCTGAGTCAGCGTCTAACAACGCAAAGAAAGCACTTAGATGGATTGACGAACATAAAGACGAAATAAACTGCAATTTTACAAGGGTTGGACTTTCAAGAGCCAATCAATTAAAAAATAAAAATAATATCAGTTGGGAAACTATCGGTCGTATGGCATCTTTTAACAGACATAAAAAAAACGCTGAAGTTGACAAAGAATATAAAGACACACCTTGGAGAGACTGCGGTTATTTGGCCTGGCTTTTATGGGGTGGAACTTCAGGTGTTAACTGGGCGATTGATAAAATGAAAACAAAAGACAAATACAATGAAGCTTTTTCAATTCAAGACGAAGAGAAAAGAATTGTAAGTGGTTACTTTATGAAAGCTGATTTACCTATTATCAGACTAAATGATAAAAACGAAAAATATTACGTTGTATTTCGTAGAGAGACAATTGAGAAAATAGTTAATAAATTCTTTAAGAACGGTCTAAACGCTAACGTCAATTTAATGCACGATAACAACTTACAGACAAAAGGTGTTTATGTTATAGAGTCATTAATAATAGATTCTAAACGAGGAACAAAAGCTCCTGAAGGTTTTGAAGACGCACCTGACGGAAGTTGGTTCGGTTCAATGAGAGTAGAAAACGATGAGGTTTGGCAAATGGTAAAAGACGGAACGTTCAAAGGATTTTCAGTTGAGGGTATGTTCGGACAAGATAAGACAGTTAAATACCCAACTAACTTAATTAAAAAGATTAGAGAGGTAGTTAAGAAATATAAAAAGAAAAAAAACAATTTCGTTTCTATGTTAGTAGATGAGAACCACGCTATAATTAACGACAGACTTGCTTATAGTACAAAAGAAAAAGCTGAAGAAATGGCTTTAAGTCTAAACTGCGAGGGTTATCATACACACGAATATGAAGGTAAGACTTGGTATATGCCTTGTGAAAGTCATTCAGAAATTTTATATGACGAAAAATGTCCAAAAGGATATAAAAAGAAAAACGGTAAATGTGTTAAAATTTAAAATAAATAACATTTACGTTCAAAAATTAAATTATTTGTTATATATACTTAATATATAAAAAAGTTTTATTATGAATGAATTAAAAGAATTGTTTAACGACATCAAAAGCATTTTCAAAAACGAAGGCGTTGAAGTTGAAACAGAATCTAACATTCAGACAGAAACCACCGAAACGGAACAAACGGAAGTAAGCGAGGAGGCTGTAGAGTCTACGACTGAAAAGTTTGAAGACGTAGTACTTGCAGACGGAACAGTCGCTCAAATTGAGCCTGAAGTAGTTGTAGGTGCTGCTGTTGTAGTTGAGGCAGAGGGAGAACTTTTACCTGCTCCAGACGGAGAACACGAACTTTCAGACGGTCGTAAGATTGTTACAGAAGCTGGTGTTATCGTTGAGGTTATGGAGGTAGAAGAAGAAGAAGCTCCTGAGGTTGAAGCTGAAGAGGAAGAGGAAGAAGAAATGTCAACACCTTTGTCTGAGTCTCAAGAAAGAGAAGCAAAGAAAATTATTGAGAGTATTGTTACAGAAAGAGTTTTCGGAATGGAAGCTACACTTTCTGAAGAGTTCAACGAACTTAAAAACGACATTACTAACCTTAAGGAATCTTTCGCTAAACTTTTAGAGCTAACCGAAAAGCTTTTAGTCGAGCCAACAAAAGACGCTGTAAAGAAAAGAAATTCAGCGTTTAAAGCATTTAAAAAAGACACTAAAAAAGATATAATTAGTGTTTTAAAATCAAAAAAAATTATTAACTAAAAAAAAATTGAATTATGAGTTTTGATGTAAGTGCGCTTCCAGCGTATACAGAACAGAACGCAATGGACATTATAGTAGCGTCTGTTGCAAAAGGTAGATTAGCTGAATATGCTAATATACAAGACGGTGTGAAAGGGCCGACCACAATTAACATTTTAGATACTGACGTTGTTTTTCAAGCAGACGGATGTTCAAGAAGTGCAAGTGGTACGACTACCTTAACACAAAGAACAATCACTCCTGGAGCTGTTGCAGTTCACGAGGATTTATGTATGACTGATTTAGCTGCTAAATATACAGCAGTTATGTTGAAACAAGGTCTTACTAACGAAAAAGAAGAAGTTCCTTTTGAAGAGATTTATTTCGCTCAAAAGATTGCTAAAGTTCAAGACGCTTTAGGTAAAGCATACTGGCAAGGAGACACCGCTTCAGGTGCTGCTAACTTAAGCAAGTTTGACGGATTAGATAAACAAATTTTAGCGGCAGGAACTGCTATCAACGGTAACCCTTCAGGGATTACTACAGGTACAGGATATACTTCAGCTAATATTATTAGCATCCTTTTAGGAATGGCTGAATTAACTCCTGAAGCTATTGCAGGAGCAGACGATTTAAAATTGTTTGTTGCGCCTGCTCAGTTTTTATCTTACCAAAGAGCATTAGCTGACGGAAACTATTTCCATTATGTATCTGAAGGACAGACACAATCTATGCCTTTAATCGGTTTCCCAAATATTGAAGTTGTTTCAGACCCAGGTCTAACTCAATCAAATAACAACATCTATTTAATGAGAGCGTCTAACGTTTTTATTGGTGTTGATTTACCAGACGAAGAGGCTAACGATGTGAGAAGTTGGTACGATGACAATGATAGAATATATAAAGTAACAATGGCTTTCAGAACAGGTGTGAACGTTGCGTTCCCTGACGAGATTGTTAGATTTGCTTTAGTATAAGAATAAGAATTAAGGGAGTGTAAAAGCTCCCTTTTATTAACCCAATTGTTTGATTATCAAACAGTTATAAAAAAAATTAATTATGAGTTGTCCATTAGCCACAGGATTTTCCAGAGATTGCTCCGATTCAATCGGCGGCATCGAAGAGATTCTTATATCAGAAAGGGATAATGTAACAGCGTTTACTTTAGCAAACCACGAAATCACCGCCATCACTCAGGCAGGTGCTACAAACTTTTATAAGTACAATCTTAAAAAAGAATCAGGTTCGTTAACTTCAACGTCTACCATTGACCCTGTAGGTGGAACATCATTTTATGATAATGTTGCCGCCTTTACAATAAATAAATTATCAGCTGTTAAATCTAACGAGTTAAAACTTGCTATTTTAGCAAGAGTTTTCGTAATTGTTAAAGACAATAACGGAGTATACTGGTCGTTAGGAGCAGACGCTTTTGCTGAAGGTTCTTCACTTGTTGCACAAACGGGTCAAGCTTTCGGAGATGCTAATCAGTACCAAATTGAAATTACTGATAAGTCAAAATTACCTTGTTACGCTGTACAAGCGTCAGTTGTAGCAGGTTTAACTATTGCATAATAGTTCTTTGTTGTTTGGAAGAGGGGATGTTTTAAGTAGCATCTCCTTTTTTTTAAAAAATTAAGTTATGATAAAAAAAGAATTTTTAGGTCACACATTATTTATAAAAGGCTTTCAAGTTGAAGTTAAAGAAGAGAATATAAAACTACTGAAACAACTTGGTGCTGAACACATTTTTGAAGAAAAGAAAAAGTCTAAAAAATGATAGTGTTAAATAAGAACCAAACTACTAATTTTGTAGCAACACTTTACGAGCTGAGTACTTTAACAAATCCGAATTATTTGTTTAAATTTACAAGCGACCAAACTAAAGTAAGTTACTACACAATAATGACAGACATAAGCACCAATAAGACTCGTTATAATGAGTTTAATTTTATTGAAGGTGTGAACGATGCTGTTAATGGTAGTTTAATCCTTGGAAAAGGAGGTTTTTATTCTTATGAAGTTTATGAGCAAGTTAGCTCTACAAACTTAGACCCGTCAGGGTTAACAAAAGTAGAAGAGGGAAAAATTAAGTTATTAGATAGCACTTACACTCCGTCTTATACACAACACACAAATGCAACAAATACTAACGTAGTTTACAACCCTTCATTATGAGCGTAAAATTATTACCATTAGATTTTGGAGGTTATGAGCTACCTCAATTTAAAGAATCAAAGAAAGGCGACTGGTATGAATACGGAACAGAGCGACCTTATAAAAATACATATCCTGATTACTTAACTAAGTTATACAACGAAAGCTCTAAGCATAATCAAATAATCAACTCTAAGGTTAAGTTTATAGTCGGTCAAGGGTTTAGTATAGAGGGCAATTTATCGTTTAAAGAGAGAGCTTATATTGATGGTTTCTTAAGGATGCCAAACGAAGACGAAAACTTAGACGACTTACTAACTAAATTAGCAAAGGATAAAAAAGTTTATGGAGGTTTTGCTTTACAGGTAAGAATGTCTAAAAATGGTAAGATTGCAGCAGTTAATCATATCGACTTTTGTGATATTCGTTGCGGTGTTGAAAATAATCTTTATTACTATACTGACGATTGGTCGGCAAGAAACCCACAAAATAACGAAGATTTTAAAGTATTAATGCAGTTCCCTTATGACGATACTGCAAAGAGTGAGGTTGACTACTTAATTTATTATAAAGAATATAGACCAGACGTAGGAGTTTATCCTTTGCCTGACTACGTTTCAGCAATACCTTATTTAGAGTCTGACGCACAGATTGCAAACTTTACGCTTTGTAATATATCTAACAACCTGAGTTCTGGCTATATAATTAGTTTTTCTAATGGTCAACCAACAGAGGAGGAGATGTCTGAAATTGAAAGACGATTTAAGAATTACGCTACAGGTCCTGACAATGCAGGAAAGCCTCTTTTATCTTTTACAGACCAGGCTTCAGACCATCCTCAAATAATGCCTATTCCAGTTAACGGACAGGATGAGAGATTTATAAACTTAAACAACCAAATAAGAGAAGAAATATTCACAGCTCACGGAATAACGAGTCCTAAACTATTTGGTATAAAAGACAGTTCAGGATTAGGAAACAACGCTGACGAGATAGCAGTAGCAAGTCAGTTGTATCAAAACTTACAAATAGACCCTGAGCAAAAGATATTTAACGAGTTAATTAACTCAATACTTAATTTTAACGGTGTTGTAGGTTCGCCTGTTCACATTGTTAAGATTGAGCCAGTACAAAGACAATTCTCAGAACAAACGGTTGTTAATGTAATGACACCTGACGAGATTAGAGAGAAGATAGGATTAGCACCTTTAGAAGTAGGGCAACAAGTGCAAATGAATAGTAGCGAAGATGAGATTATTCTAAGTCAATTAAAAGACACAGGTTACAACGAAACAGAGTTAGAGGTGTTAGACACCTATATTAACCCTATAACGTCTTTAGAAGACGCTAAAATGTATGAGGAGCAGATAAGAAATGAGTCTTTCGCTATAACAACAGTATTAAACGAGTTAGAAAAAGACGTTTTAAGTCTATTAATTAAGACACCTGACTTACCTATTACTGAATTAAGCAAAGGATTAAACGTTCCAATAAGTGATATTAGCGAAGCGGTATCTAACTTAGTTGACGCAAAAGCCTTAGACAAAGAATTTAAGCCAACAGCAGACGCAAAAGAAACAATACAAAAACCGAAAGAAGAGATTTTTATCGTTTATCAGTATATTGAAAGACCAGACGCACCGCCACTAAAGACAGAAAGTAGACCTTTTTGCAGAAAAATGATGTTATTAGCAACAACTAAACGTTATACACTACAACAATTAGAATTGTTAACTAACGATTTTGGTCAAACAGGAATATCAATTTTTACTAAAAGAGGTGGTTGGTATAATAACCCAGAGACAGGAAAGACGACTCCGTTTTGTAGACACATTTGGCAACAACAAGTAGTAAGATTAAAAAGATAAATTATGGCAGTTTTATTCATATCAGAAGCATACGTTAAGAACACAACTTTAATAGACGAAAATGTCGATATGAGGTTGATTTTACCGTCAATAAGAGACTGTCAGGAGTTAAGAATCCATCCAATATTAGGGACTCCTTTATATGACGATTTAAAAGCAAAGATAACTGCAGGAACGTTAAACTCTGACGAGACTAATTTATTAGACAACTATATTGCTCCCGCAATGGGTCAATGGACTCTTTATGAGTGTTCAACGTCTATGTTGTTTAAATATAGAAATAAGTCAGTAGCAACAAAATCGAGTGAAAACAGTCAGCCTATAAGCTACCAAGATTTACAGTTTTTGCGTGATGAGTGGAAGAACAAAGCAGAAGAAAGAGAAGCAAGACTAATTAACTTTTTATGTGACAACGATAACTTATTCCCTAAATATAAAGAACATTCAGACGATTTAAATCCGAGAAAGACAGCGTTTCAAACAAGTTACTATTTAGGTTCAGCAGGTTCTTCATATTGTTGGAGAGATGAATACAATAACTCTAAAAAATGATATTAACCTACAATCAAATATTAAAAGAATTTTCAGACTTTGCTTCAGCACATAAGCAAATACAGAATTTTGGCAATGGTGACCTGTGGGAGATTGTTGAACATAATCAACTTTTAGATTTTAACTATCCTCTGTTTTGGGTAGTCGACCAACCTGCAACGTTAGGAGAAGGGACTTTTACTTGGAACTTTAATGTTTTAGCAATGGACTTAGTGAAGAAAGACGAGAGTAACGAGAATGACGTTAAATCGGATATGTGTCAAGTGTTGCTTGATTTAGTAGCATATTTTGAACAAAAGACCTCAACGACAAATAACTCAGACTGGTTAAAAGTTCAGTTAGTACGTTCTTCAACTATGTCGAGTTTTACTGAAAGATTTGAAGACGAGTTGACAGGATGGGGAATGAATATCGGTCTTAAAATACCGTTTAACTATGACAATTGTAATTTACCAATAACTTAAAAAGATGCCAGTAATATTTAACCCTAAAAAAATAAACGGATTATTTTACATTCCATCAGGAGCAACTAAGTCAGAGAGTGCTGCTTTTAGTTATTCAAAAAGCAGTTACAGAGTTGACGAGTCTAATCCTACACCAACGATTACAGGAGAATCAGGCGGAACGTTTACAGCATCACCTGAAGGATTAAGTATAAACTCTTCAACGGGTGAAATAACTCTTTCTACATCAACAATAAACTCTTATACAGTAACTTATACTTTACCGAGTGGAACGTTTGAAAATCGTTCTTTAGGTATAGAGGCCGCAGCGTTCACAAATACAAGAAGCTTTTCTTTTGATGGGGTGAATGACTATTTTGATGCTGATATAAGCGCTTTAAATAATGCAACTGCTTT